ACCACTCATTAATAAAACAATATAGTGAATTGCTTTTAATAAGTCTTTTCTGTTGTGACCATTTTTTTTACCATATCTACATAGATATTTAATAGCATTTGCTTGACAGAAGTCTTTGTCAATACCAAGTTGTTTTATCATATCCATAACTTGGAAACCATCTTCTGTTGTAGAATAGTGTTGGTCGTATGTACTACCAATATATTCTTTTACTTCTTTTAATATTTCGTCTTCTCTATATTTCATTAGTGGCATTTCTCACCGTTATAAGAGTAAACTCTACTCTTTGTTAATTTAGGATTAAAGTCTTTTCTCAAACTTTGTCTATCGTTTTGTTGACCATAATCATTAAACATATGTAAACTTTCTCTCTCTAACTCATGTTTTTGCATAGTGTCACCAAATACATCAGCAAAAGAAGTATAGTATTCTTTTTCCATAACTATCTCAATATTAGAAACATTTGCATAATTAGTCGCCATATCTTTATAGTTCCAATCACAATGTTTTAATAATTTCATCTTCATTTTTTTATCTGTAAATTTTTTAAGATATTTAACAGGTACATTTCTGTATATAGTTTCGTATGCAGAAAATGTTTCACTCTCACACTCTGGGTCTATGTACTCTCTTAAATAACAAACGTTAAATGTTGACATTATTGTGATCTACCTTCTTTGTTAGCTTTTTTCCAATATTCTTCTTTTTCTGTAATTAAAACTTCATCAATATTATACTCATCAATGTTTAATAAGTTTAAATTATCTTCTTTCATAATTTTAGATTTTGCGTCATTGAAAGAAATCTCGTTAATCACATATTTACTAATTATATCATCAACATTCTTTTCTGTCAAGTCTGTGTAGTATTGTTTAACTTTTGACATAGTGTTTTACTCCTTTTTGTTTGTTCATATACTATTATAATATCAGGATTATACTAATAATCAAGGGTTAATTTGGTTTATTTTGCGTTGATTTTACTAGGTTTTTTAAACAAATGTTCTTATTTTGTTCTTATTTTAGACACATTTATGTCTATTTCCACAGCTCTTTGACCCATTCTTGGTTAGATTCGGCGGGGTTTGGTCTGCCATGAAATACACAAACCTTGGCATTTGGGTCTTGTTCGTATGTCCACTTCTCACTATGGTATCTTTTACCTTCTCTATTATACCACTTATATGATTGTGTCCACTCATCAGGAAATGATATAGTGTCTTCATGTTTCTTAATCAACTGAGATATGATTTCTTGGTCACCATGAAATTTACTAAATTCACTACGTCTTTTTATATACTGTTTCCATATAGGTTTACTATGATACTCATTATTAAATCTCATTATACTAGAATTAAACAAACCACTTGTAGGATTAAAATCGTTCATACCTACAAAGTTCTTATCTTCACCTATCTCTAAAAAACAATCTATATTTTTCATAATTACCACATCTAAATCCATGTATAAAGTATTACCATCTAATTGACTATCAGGACTAAACAATTGTAATTTATTAAACCACCCTTGTAAGTCGTGTCTTTTAAATTGTCTAAATTCTATGTTAGTTCGTCTAAATTCTTTTCGTTGTGCGATTACTGTATTATCTGTAAAACAAATAAATTTATGTGGTATGGTCAAGTTTCTCTCTACCATATTATGTAAGTTTTTTACATATGGAAAAGAATATTTGTTTCCGTAATATACACAAGCAAAATTTATCATATTAATAACCAATTATATGTTGCTCTCATACTCATAATTAAATACATAGTTTCCATTAAAGTTCTTGCCCAATCTCTATCTTTATAACCAAAGTAAACCCACATAATACAAGATACCACACTCAAAGACCAACCTACCCATTGTGTTGCTATATTCGCACTAGATAATATGAAGACACTTAACATAGCCAAACCAAAACCTATCCATCTAGTACCATTAATATTTTTATAATATCTTATTTTCATATTGTTTTTGTAATGTTTTATATGCCACACCATCTTCTATCTCTTGTAAAGTAAACTGATGTTCAACTATAAACTTTAACCATTCTTCCACAGTCTTTCTACCAGGTCTTAATGGTTTTTTAATTTTAGATGGGTCTCTACCAGATACTGGATAAGCAACATTTGTACTTGCGCATATAACTGGTACTTTATTTAATATCGCATCTACTGAGGCCAAACTCATATTAGTTACTAAACAATGGCAATCTTTTAAATCTTCTTTTATATCTTTTCCCCACCATTCATTATTAGGTCTAGGTTTGTTTCTAACTTTAATTGGTAAGTCAGAGAATTTTCTTAAATCTTCACCAACTTCTTTTATCCAGTCTTCTTGTGATATTCCATTTATATGATATGTTACAGTTGGTGATGATGGACATAATAATATATGTTTGGTTTCGCCTGTATACCAACCTTTAAACTCTGCGTCTATACCTTGATTTCTTAATTTAGTTAATCTCTGACCATTACCTATAACACCTCTAACACTATGCATCGCACCTTTTACTATTCTAAAATATGTCTTATCATAATTATGTATGACTGGTTGTGGGTATCTAGTTATTTGTTCTGTAATATAACCTACGTCAACATACCACCATTCCTCATTCTTTTCCATACACTCTTTTATAAGTCTAATATTATCACCTGCCAAACCCCAAAAAAAGTGAACAGGTCTACCCTCATGTTTCCAACCTTTTTCTATCGCTGGCCATATTTGATGTGATAAACATTTACCCCAATTTAATTTGTGTGTAATTATCATATATAATAAAGTTCTTCTGATCCTGTTCTTAATATCATCTTGTAATTTATCGTTTTAAAAAACTTTTCAAAGTCTTCTCTTTTATCTAACATTCTTTTTGTTTTCATTTCAACGTGTATAAAAGGTTTACTTTCTCTAATAGTTTTTACAGCACCTTGTAATACAGGTAATTCAAAACCTTCTACATCTATTTTTATATAGTCAATATTTTTTAATTCAAAACTATCTAATGTTCTTACTTCAATTGTTTTTAAATCTGTCTCATTTACAACTTTTATTCTAGTGTTACCTGTGTTATCTTCTTCTATATCTAATAACGCCTGACCATTCTCTTTACCTAATGCAACATTATACACAGTAACTTTATCTTTAAATGGTAATGTGTTTTCTACAAAACATTCTCTGACTTTTTCGTTAGGTTCAAAAGCATAAATCATTTCTGTATCTTTATATTGAGCCATAGGTAACGACCATGTACCCACATGACCACCTATATCACATATTCTTTTGACTGGTTTAATACTATTCATTTTAAGAAACAAATCGTCTCTTTGTTTTTTCTGATACTCGCCATCTAACACCCACCTTTGAAAGTGTATGTCTGTATCAGGAAAGAAATAATTACCTATTTTTTTCATTTAAATACCTTCTCTTTGCCATATCAAACCCTTTTTGATAGCGATGTTTTCTATCACCTTTATAATCGTAAAATAAAGCAGTCTCAAAGAAATATTTACCATCAACATTTGTTCCTAATACATCACCACCATATGGAATAGTTAAAACTTTACAACCCATTATGTTATGTAAACCTAGTTTACCTGACCCTTTAACACCTGTTGTTAATACACCGTGTTCATAAAATATACTCTCATAACTTCTTTGATCGCCATACCACGCTCTTTTGTCTTCATGTAATTTATAAAACATTTCTAATCTATAATTAAAAAAATCAATTGTATTTTTAGTTCTTTTTTTTAAAATAACTAGAGCGTTATTTACTCTTGCTTTTTTTCTTAAAGGTACCACAATATCAAAATCAGTTTCTTTAATCCATTTATTAAAGTTACCATTTACCACGTGGTCACAACCACTTGACACAATAGAACCATCTATATCTGCCTCATTGAATATATGTGTTTCTGCCAAGGTTTTTGATTCTATTATATTTTTATCTTCTAAACCTTTTACTCTTATCATATTAAAAGGCGTACCATCTTGTGGCTCTATATTTGTTATTTCATCACTTGCTATATGAAACTTTGCTTGTTCAGGTGTATGATGCCAACCCATAGACGTTCTATAACCATTTATGTAATAATCATAACCTTTACCAAAACTATTAAAGTGTTTTACTTCGTCAGGTTCTTTGACACCATCGTCAAAATTTTTTCTTTTAAAAAATGGTATAAAATTTACAATCATAAATTTTCATCTACCTTTCCGTATTTGTTTCGTTTTTCTGCTCTTACAGCAAAACTTACATCATCATATTCCTTAATAACTTTAACAACTCTTTCCCAATTGACACCAGGGTATATTGGTAAACTAACTTGTTGTTGAGAAATAATATCCGTAACAGGTAATGAATACTTATCTGTTTTATATGCAGGTAGTTTATGTACAGGTAAAGGATAATGACATTTTAATTCTACGCCATTCTCTTTACAATATTCCATAAGTTTATCTCTATGTGGGTGTAGTATTGAGTATATGTGATAACTATGCTCGACATCTAAATTAACTAATGTATTTCTAAAGTGTTCATCATATTTTTTTGCTATCTCTCTTTTTTCGTGTAATACTTTTTTAAAGTGATCTATCTTATGACATAAAAATCTAGCATTTATTGTTGACATTCTATAATTGTACCCTATCTCATCTTCTTTCCAACTTCTAGCCTCTGTGATATAATTACTGTATTCAAAATTATTAGTTATACAAGCACCTGCATCACCAAAAGCACCTATGCCTTTACCAGGGAAAAAACTAAAAGTTCCTATGTCACCAAAAGTGCCTACATGCTTACCTTGTTTAAAAGTTCCGTGTGCTTGTGAACAATCTTCTATTAGTTTTACTTTACGACTTTTACATAAATCAGCAATCTTTTCTATGTCTGCTGAATTACCATACAAGTGTACAGCGATAACTGCCTTAATATTAGGGTTATCGTCTAATGTGTTTTTCAAAAGAAGTGGGTCCATACAAAAAGAGTGTGGCTCTATATCTACATACACAGGTTTAGCACCTACATATTTTATTGCAGCTACAGTCGCCCTAAAAGTGTGTGATACAGTAGCGACCTGATCACCTTTTCTAATTCCTATCGCATCTAATGCTAGATGTAAAGCAGAAGTGCCACTAGATACACCCACACAATAATTGGCACCTGTAAATCTCTTAAATCTATCCTCAAAATCTTTTGTATCATAGATAAAATTATTTTGTTTCATTATATTATCTACATCATGCCTAGTTACATCACTTACTGTTTTTGTTATCTCTGACATATCATAAAATTTTATCATAACTTTTCTACCCAACTTTGTATTTTTAATGATCTTTCTAAAGATGTTAGTGGTTGTCTATCTTCTTTTACACTATTTTTAAATTCTTCAAAACCTTGTGATAATGCTTCAATCATATCAGGTATTTCTATGTTTCTATAACCTTTTACTGAATTAATATTATAGTCATCACCTATCTCACCTGTATCATACACTTTTACTTTCTCTACCGATATATCGTCAAATACAATAGATGAGTTTGAGCCTGATAGTATGATTTCTCTTTTCTTAACAGGACTTACCCAATTTACATTTATAGTGGCGGTAAAATTATTTGTAAATTTTAAATTTAGTATTGATTGATTTGCTTTATCGTTTATATGATTATTCTTTATAATACTTCTTTTGTCTAACACTAAATCAGGATACAAATAATCTAGTATAGATAAGTCATGTATTGCTAAATCTAATATGGCATCAACATCTTTTTGAAATAAACCTAAACTAATTCTATGACTATCATAATATAGTGGTGTGCCTATGTCTATTGTTTTAATTTTTTGTATGGCTGGGTGATAAACAAACGTGTGATCTACAAATACTTTTTTATCACCTCTTATCTTTATTAAGTATTCAATATCTTTTGTTTTAATACAAGCAGGTTTTTCTAACCATATATTTTTATTAGATTGTAAAAATTTGTTTGCTAATTCAAAATGTGTATCTGCCTTTGTGGCAATGGCCACGGTATCATATTCTAAATTACTTTGATATAGTTCTTGCCAACTAGAAAAATATTGAACATCATAAAGTTCTTTTGCCTTATCTATATTGTCTTGGTTGTAATCACATATACCAACTAAATCTTTACCAAAAACTCTGGCTAGATTTTTACCCCAATATCCATAACCAATTAAACATATTCGCATATAAACTTACCATTCTTATATAAACTTCGTTTTACTTCTCTACCATTTACAATCGGATATTGAAAGGCAGGAAATATCAAAGCTCTTAATTTATTATGTGTTTCTAAATCATAAGGTTTAACGACCATACTTTTAATTGTTTTATAGTCAACACTTTTTCTATCGTAATATTTACCCGCTAGTTTATCGTCTTGTGGTATTGATTTATAATTATTATCAATAATATCTTCTATCTTACATTTAAATAATTTAACAGCAGTATTCATTAATCTAACATAGTTCTCTTGTGCAGTGTGATTTCTTCTAATCTTAAATTTCATTTGTGATATAATAGGGCCACCATCAATACTATTATCTATTTCGTGTAAGGTTACACCACTATATTTCTCACCATTATACAATTGAACAAAGTTAGTATGACAACCTCTATACTTTGGTAATAAACTAAAGTGTAAATTAAAAAGTTTCTTTGATTTAAAATTTTCTGTTTTAATAATCTTATCAAACTCTACAGAAAAGAATAACATATCATCTAAATCATAACAATCATTTAATCTATATTCTGTATGTCTATTCTTCAATAG